TTAAAAATAAAATGAAAAAAAACTTTAAAAAAAACTGAAAATATTTTTTTAATTCCAAAAAAGGTTTTATCTTTGGAATGTCAATAAGACGTAAACAAACAAAAACAAAATAAAATGGAAACTATTACAACTACTTTTTCAGAACTTAAAATTGGAACAATCGTATTTTATAATGATATGTCAAACATTAATTTAGAAGCTATAATATTAGACTCTTATTCAGATCAATTTGGTAAATGGGTTAATATTATGAATGTTGAAAGCAGAACAATAGAGCCAATATCAGCAAATACAGAATTAGGTTCAAGATGGAAAGTTGAAGAAAAATGGGTATAAAAACAAACGGCGGTGTAAAAACCGCCAATAATTTAAACATTATGAAAACAATCAAAAGAGTAATTAGGGAATTTAAAGAAAAAAGGAATTTAATACCATTTAAGACAATTATTTTAGATACAGGTGTTATATGTCAACATTATAGAAACGGTAAAATAGAAGTAAAGTAATGGAAGCATACAATGTAAAATACGGAACAAAAGTAATAGTAACTGATGAAAATGTAAAGACTCCGCCAGCTTCAATACCTGTAAATAAAGGTGATGAAATTACGATACACAGACTTGATGGAATGTACTGCAATGGAATAGATAAATATAATAATAGGATTTACATTGCTAGCTGGACGGAAGTTGAGCCTTGTATAAAAAAATAATAATTAAATAATAACGATATGATTAGCGAACCTTTAAAAATAACACTAAAAGAATTTAAACAGACTTTTGATTTATTATACCCTGATGATGTATATTTAAAATCAATGATAGAATTATTAGAAAACCAAATAGAATTAGAAATAACAAAAGCAGAAATAAAACAAATCGAAAAAATTACTAAAAAATGGTTGAAGCTATAAAATACCTAAACAAAGAATGTTTTAAATATGAATTTTCTATTGTTTTAAAAAGGACTGGAATAATTGAATTAGATAATAAAACTTTTTACAAAAATTTTAGAGTTCCAAAAGAGCAAATAAATAAAGTTTTTAAAGATCAATACATTTTTGGCACAACTAAAAAAGGAAATCTTTTATATATGGATTATTTAGAGCAAGTTTTTAAACATCAAATCATTGATAAAATCGAAAACGAATATGTTTTAAAAGACTTTGCACCATCTGTTTTTATAGATAAACAAATCGTATTTGAGGACTGGTTAAAAGGCGCTAAAATAACAATCAAAGAAATATAAAATGTCTTTTAATTCTAAAAAATTGTATATAATTAAGAATAAAAAAAAGATATTTGTAAAAAATATTGAACACTTAAAAGAAATACAACAACAAACAACTCTTAAAAGGTTTAAAAGAGCCGTTTTAAGACTACTAAATTTAAATTTATGAAGAGTATACCTAAACACTATGAAAATGGCAAAGATTATGATTTAATTGATGTTATTAAGGATTATGATTTATCTTTTAACCTTGGCAATGTGATTAAATACGTTTGTCGTGCTGGTAAAAAAGAAAACGAGCTAAAAGACTTGGAAAAGGCGGTCGATTATTTAGAGCGTGAAATTTATTATATGGAAGAGGATTTACAAATTAAACTTTAATATTATGGACTATTATTATCCTGAAGATGAAAAAGAATTTAATTGTACGGTTTGCGACAAACCTATTGACAGGGAGGGCGTTTGTTCACAAACTTGTTTTAATGCTGATATGAGGTAATATGAAGAAAAAAATAAAATACAGTCTAATTTTATTGTTTGGATTTGCAGCAGTTAGGCAGATAATATTATTTAACGATTATATAGGCGCTTCTTTTTTAGCAGTTATATTTATATCATTAGTATTAAATAAAGAATAAAAAACAACCTAAAGGTAAGCCGTTATAAAATATGCTTACCTTTTTTTTTGTGTATATTTGGAATATGGATCTAAACACAATAGGTTGTATTGCTGAATATCAGTTTGCAGTTGAGGCAATGACTAGAGGCTTTTTTGTTTCGTTCCCTTTATTAGATGCATCGCCTTATGATTGCGTTTTAGATACTGGTAAAGACTTTAAAAAAATACAAATCAAATCAGTTACAAAAGACGAAGAGGTTATTCGTTCCTTTGTAAAGAAAAACAACGGTAAAGCATATAGTAAAAAAGAAGTTGATTACTTTGCCATATATGTGCAACATCACAACGGCTTTTATATTTTTAAAAATAATGGTAAAATAAAAAGCATAAGATTAGGGAAAAATATAGATACTAAAAATTATTTTAATAACTTTGTATTTATATAGTGTTTTCATATTTGTTTTTGTTAAAACCGTTGCTATTTAATAGTGGCGGTTTTTTTGTATTTTTACAAAAATTTAGATTATGAAGCTAAAAATAAAACAACCTATTTTAAGAAACGGAAAACGATTGAATGAAGGCGATATTATAAATTTGCCTGATCACGTTGCTAAAGTTTGGATAAAAAAAGGATTTGCTACAAAAAAGAATAAAGATAAATTTGAAACAAAAGAATTAAAAGTTGAATATATAGAAATCAAAGACGATGCGACAAATTAAAATCAATTCACAACAAGGCAATGAAGTTTTAACGGCTCAAGACGTTAAAGATTACGTTCGTATTGATACGGCTTCAGATGACAATCTAATTGCTCAAATGATTATCCAGGCGCGTATTTGGTGCGAAAACTATATTTCTAGAGATATTGTTTCAAAAAATAGAACTTACTATTTAGATTCAACAAATGGTTTATTTGATTTGCCATTTGGCCCAGTTTCAAGTATTGAAGAGATTACAATCAGCGGAACGGTTACAACTGACTACGAAACTTTAGGATTAGACAATGAAACTATTGAATTAGACCAAGGGCCTGGCGATCGTGTTAAAGTTACTTACATAACAACTGGAATAAATGATGCTTTAGTTAAGCAAGCGATGCTGCAACTTATTTCAACGTATTATGATAATAGAGCCGACTTTGATTCAGGCGATTTAAAAGGTGTTCAAAGCATTCCAACATCGTCAAAAAATATTCTTAATTCATATAAAGCAATGTTTTTATAATGCAAAGCGGAAAACTAAATAAAAAAATAACAATAAAAAGGCTGGTTAAAACTGAAGATGAATTTGGAGGATTTAATTCTACTTTGTCAGATGTTGCAACAGTTTGGTGCGATTTAAAAGAGTTAAGCGGCGAAGTAGAGGATTCTTTTGGTAAACGATTATATTCAATACAGATTGAGTTATTAATGCGTAAAAGAACGGCTGATTTAATTCAAATCGGCGATATATTTACTATTGAAAATAAAAGCCAGGAATTTAGAATAAACGAAAAATTTGATTATAGTTTAGACTATGGCACAAAATTAATTGCAACGAAATCTGAATAATGCAAACTAATTATATTAAAATAAACCAATCCGATTTGAAATCTTTAAAAAAGAAGATGAATAATTTACGAGCTTTTGACAAACAAATATTGTCAAATGAGATTGGAAAAACTGCATTAGAAATTTCTAGAATTGCAAAACAGAATGTTGTTGTTGATAGTGGAAATTTAAAACAGTCTATAAAAGCCGAAAGAAAAGGAAAAACCGCTGAAGTAGTTGCAAAGGCAAAATATGCGCCTTATGTAGAATTTGGAACTGGCGGTTTAGTTGATTTATCTGATATGTTGGAACTTGGTATTTCAGCAAGTTATGCAGCACAATTTAAAGGTAAAGGAATTAAAAACGTTAATTTGCCAGCAAGGCCATTCTTTTTTAATGCAGCACGAATAGGTTTAAAAAATTTGTTAGTTCGTTTGAATGGCGAAATAAAAAAAGCGATTAAATAATATATGAAAGGAGCAATACATTTATTAAGAAGAGGAATAATAAATAAATTAAAAAACAATATTTTTTTAAATAATGTTGTTGTTCCTGTTTACAATAGAATACCAACAGATGCAACGTATCCAATTATTAGAGTTTACGGCGTATCTACTGACGAAACAGATAACAATCAAACTTCTTTTATAACAGAAACAATTACACGAATTGAATGTATTACAAGGTTTTATTCAGACGATGGCGGAGAGTTGGACGTTGATTTATTAGTTTCTCAAGTGCTGGAGTTGATTCGTACTAGATCAAATGATTATGTGGATTTAACGGCAAGTGGTTTTAAAGTTTACACAACAGTAAACCAAGGCGTTACTTATTTAGAAGATGACTTAAAAGATTACAGTTATTTTAGAGCTATTATTGAGATATCAAACAAAATAGAGCAAATTGAAATAACTGAAGGCTTGCAAAATAACTTACAAAACGATTTACAATCTTAAAAAAAAATAAATTATGTCTAAAATATCATTTGAAACAAAAATCGACAATCAAATTTCTGAATTGCCAGCAATAAATAAAGTTGTAGCTGCTGACGTAAATGAAATAAAAACATCAGTAAACCAATTATATGATGACAAAGGTGGTTTTGCTTTTTATGAAGATGAAGGCACAACAACAACGCCAATTGTAATTGCTGCGGATACTTGGACAGATTTAACAAACGACAAAGCTGGAGCTGGTACATTAACAACTTACAAACCTAGTTATGTAAGCGGCGACTTATGGAATAGCGCCAACAATACGATTTCAATTGACGAAATACCAAACGGAAAAGTTGTTTTATTACGAACTGATTTTACTTATAATGCTGGATCGTCAAACCAACATTTAGACGCTAGAGTTTATTTTCCTGATATTGACAAAGAACTTCATTTTTTGCACGTTAATTTAGGAAGCCAGCATTCAGAAGATCATTTTGTAAATACAATGGAATTTTATACGGATTCTAATATTCAAACTAGCGATGTAAAAATTCAAGTGCAATCGTCAGGAAGTGGAACTGTAACAGTAAACAATTTTTTGATAACAGTTTTAACTTTTTAATATGAATACCAACGATTTAAAACTGGCTTTATTTAATACTTTATCTTTTGGCGTAAGCTTTACCAATGTAGAAAACAGTTTAAAAATTGTTTTACTGGTTGCATCAATTACGTATACCATACAGAAAATTATAGAAACGCATAAAAACAAAAAGAGTAAAAAATGAAATTAACGGCAAATTTTTCTTTATCGGAATTTCAATGCAAATGCGGTTGCGAAATGCCTGACAATATTTTAGAAAATGTAAAAATATTGGCGGAAAATTTACAGATGTTAAGAATGTTTATAAAGCAATCAATAAAAGTAAATAGCGCGTACAGGTGTTTATACCATAATAAAAACATTGGTTCAAAAAGTACTTCGCAACACGTTTTAGGTAAAGCCGCTGATATTGTAGTAAAAGAATTAAATGCAAACGAGGTTGCAGATATTGCCGAGCAATTAATGGATAAAGGACTGTTTAAAATGGGCGGAGTTGGTAGATATAAAACATTTACGCACGTTGATATTAGAGGCAAAAAGGCACGATGGTAGACGTTACACTTATAATTCAAACAAGGGTAAAAAATGGCGAAACAATCATATAAAGATAAAAACGGAACTACAAGGGTGGGCGATGCTTTGCGCTGGTTAGTGAAACAAGGAAAAAACGTTGCGCCTGAAATTATAGAGTTAGCTGGGAATGTTACAGGAATAGAAAGCTTAAAAATACTATCTAAAAAAATAAAAGACGAGCCAAACATTGATCCAAAAGACAAAGAACTTTTACTGAAGGAGTTGGAATATGATATGCTGGAAATGTCTGAAATAACGAAAAGGTGGGAATCGGATAATAAAACAGATAGTTTTTTAACGCAAAATATTAGGCCTTTAGTACTTGCTTTTTTAACATTAACACTATTTATTTATATTATATTAGATAGTTCATTAGAAAGCTTTAAAATAGCTTCTAAATGGATTGACTTATTAAGTTCGTTATTGCTTTTAGTTTATGGCGGTTATTTTGGCGCTAGGTCAGCTGAAAAAATTGTTAAGCATTGGAAAAAATAATATAGTAGGTTAATTTTTGTATTTTTGTTAAAATTATTTTTATATGGCATTGACAGAAAATCCTAAATTAGCGCTAATACCCAGCGGATACAAAGCAAGTAAAGTTTATTCGGTTTTACCTTCAGATGGAGTTGGGGATTTTGACTTTTCA